TTCCGTATTCCATCGAGCGATTGATGGCGGGTTACACCTACAAGACGGTTTGACAATGCTGTTTGCGAGTGACTTGACAAGCCGGATCGACATCCAGGCGCCCGTGCTGGCAAACACCAATGGCGAGGCGACGGAGACGTGGGCGACGATCGCCAGGCACGTCCCGGCGCAGATCGTCCCGCGCGAGTCGATGACGACCAAGCAGGCCGCCGGCGTGAAGCCGATGACGAGCCACCTGGTGCGGATGCGGTATCGCGAGGATGTGACGAGCCAGTGCCGCCTGGTGCGTGGGACGCGATACCTGAATATCCTCGGTCCGCCGCGGCGCGTGCCGGAGGCGCGGCCGGAAGAGTTGGTCATGGAGTGCGTGGAGGTGGAGGGATGAAGCTCCAGTTATCCGGCGACATCACGCTTCTCGCACGGTTCCACGAGCTGCCGCCAAAGCTCCAAAAGAAATGGGGTCGCCGCGGAGTGGCTAAGGCCGCGCGGCTGATGGTCAAGGCGGCCAAGGCGAAAGCGCCGGTGCGGACGGGACAGCTCAAGAAGTCGCTCGGCTTCCGGCCGCGAACGTACAAGACAGGGGTGTTTGCGGTAATCGGTCCGCGGAGCGGATTCGAGATCGTGGACAAGGACGGCAAGAAACACGACCCAAAGAAGATCGCGCACCTCGTGGAGATGGGCCACGGCGGACCGCGGCCGGCGATGCCGAAACCGTTCTTGCGGCCAGCGATGTACGAGACGGCTCCAGAGTGCGCTAACAAGATCGCCGCCGAGCTGGCCGCCGGACTTAGGGCGGAGGTGAAGCCGTGAGCCTCAAGACGGCGCTGCATCAATACCTGGCAGGCAAAGCGAGTGTGACCGCACTCGTGCCGGCGGTACGCATCGTCCGCGGCAAGCGGCCGGTCGGAGCGGCATTGCCATCGATCGCCTACTTTCGCGTGACCGGGATGAGCGAGCAGCAGCAAGCCGGCGCTGGCGACTACGCAACCGACCTCGTCCAAATCGACATCTGGACCGCCACTGACACCGCCGGCGACGCCATCCGCGACGCGCTCCGCAACGTGCTCGATGGAATGAACAACACGACGATCGGCAGTGGCGGCAACGCGACCGAGATTCTCAGTTGTGAGATTGTGAACAATACCGATGCAATCGAGTTTCCCGACGACGGGAGCGATTCGCACCGGTTCTGTGCGTCGATGGATTGTGAGATCAAGTACCGAGTAAGTATCCCAACATTCACATAGGAGATTGCTATGGGATCGTATGTTTCCAAAGGGATTTCCGTCGCGTTCACCGGCGACCTGAGCGGGACGCTGACGGCCGAATTGCTCGACATCAAACTGGACGCACAGAAGACGGACCAGGTCGAGGTGACGCACCAGGCATCGGCGGACGCCTTCAAGGAATTTCTGTCGGGGTTTTCGGATGGTCAGTCGATCACGCTCGCGCTGAATTTCGACTCCGACAACGTGCGTCCGGCGGCCGGCGAGAGCGGCACCCTGGTCATTACGCTGCCGTTCACGACCGCGACCAAGAAGACGCTGACGATCACCTGCAACGTCGAGGAGGTCGGTGACATGGACGCGGCGCTCGGTGCCAAGATGGCCGAGTCGATCAAGTTCAAAATCAACGGGAAACCGGTCTGGTCATAAGGAGTAAGGCGTGAGTGGATGCGTGCAGAGCGAGCGGCCGGAAGACACGGTGGCCGCGAGAGAGAAGGGCCTTGCGGCCGAGGATTTCGAGGACGATGGCGAGGTCGAGCAGGACGCCGAGACGACGCCTAGTCGTCGCTGCTTGACTGCTCAGGAGATCCTCGACGCCGAGGATCGCGGCTTTCTCGGCAACTGGGTGCCGACGCCGGAATGGGGCGGTCCCGGCGCTGGGGTGTACGTGATTACCCCAAGCGGTGAGGACCGCAACCGCTACGAGCAGATGCAGAAATCCCGCAAGGTGCGGCGCGGCAATCGGGTCGTCGAAGAGCGGACGATGAATCTCGATCAGTTGCACGAGAGGCTGATGGTGGATTTCGCCTGCAATGAGGAGGGCGAGCGACTGTTCACCCGAGACCACCTCGTCAAGCTCCGCAAGAAGGCCGCGGCGCCCGTCGCGCGGATCGGCAGCGAGTGCTGCCGGCTGATGGGCTGGACGGAGCAGGACATCGCGGACCTGGTGGGAAACTCCGAGACCGGCCAGAGCTGAGGATGTACGCGCGGCTCGCGCTGGCTTGCGGTGAGCCGAGCGTGCGTAGGCTGCTCCGGTCGGTCAATGCAACGGACCTGGCGTTTTGGAATGCGTATGAGCAGGTCGAGGGACCGATCGGCGTCGGACCGCTCGTTCGCCTGGCCGCCTGGCTGGGGTGGACGCAGTGCGACCCCAAGAAGGTGCCTGGACCCGAATACCTGCTCGACTGGTTGCAGGCGTTCGCTGTGCGGCCGCCTGATGTCGAGGAGGAAGAGGACGAACCGCTGACGGAAGAGGAGATCGAAGAGCTGCGCGTCGAGCGGTTGGGGCGAAAACTGATGGCGATGTTCGGATCGCCGGACTTGAGAGAACGCGATGGTCATCGGGAAGCTGAGCGTGCTGCTGGGGCTGAATAGCGCCCAATTCCAGACCGGGATGCAGGCCGCCGCAAACAACGTGCGCTCGTTCCGCCAGCAGGTGGCCGGGTCGACGTCGATCGTGGCGACATTCACGAGCGTCGTTGCCCGGGCAACCGCAGCCGTGGGGTTGCTCTATACCGCGATGCGAGCCGCCAGGCCGGCGCTCGCGTTCGAGGAGGCGATGGCCAACTCGACGGCGATCATGGGGAACCTCTCGCAGCAGATGCGGCTCGACATGGAGCAAACCGCCAAGGATGTGGCGATGGCCACGAAATTCTCCGCGTCGGAGGCTGCCGAGGCGTACTACTTCCTGGCCTCCGCCGGATTCGACGCGCAGCAGTCAATGGCCGCTTTGCCCCAGGTTGCCAGGTTCGCGCAGGCCGGCATGTTCGACCTGTCGTTGGCTACAGACCTGGCGACCGACGCGCAGTCGGCGCTGGGGCTGACGGTCTCGGACGCGCAGCAGAACCTCGAGAACCTGACGCGCGTGACCGACGTGCTCGTGAAGGCCAACACCCTGGCCAATGCGAGCGTGCAGCAATTCTCTGAAGCACTGACGAACAAAGCCGGTGCGGCGATGCGCGCGGTCGGGATGGATATGGAGGAGGGCGTGGCCGTGCTGGCCGCGTTCGCCGACCAGGGCATCAAGTCGGCGGAGGCTGGGACGCAATTTGCGATCGTGATGCGCGATCTACAGACCAAGGCGATCGAGAACGCGGCGGCGTTCGCGGCCAACGGCGTGGCCGTGTTTGATTCCGCCGGCGAGCTGCGCAACATGGCCGACATCGTAAGCGACCTGGAGACGCGATTGTCCGGCATGTCTGACGCGGCAAGGAAGGCGACGTTGATGGACCTGGGGTTTTCGGACAGGTCTATTTCCGCACTCCAGGCGCTGCTCGGCACGAGCGACAAGATCCGCCAGTACGAGGAGGAGCTGCGGAAGGCCGGCGGCACGACGAAGGAGGTTGCCGACAAGCAACTGCCCACGTTTACGCGCGGCTGGAAGGAGCTGAAGACCGTCTTCGAGCGGCTATCGGTTGTGATGATTACACCCCTGCTGGAGGCGCTCGGCGTGGTGCTCGGCTGGGTGGCCAAGGGGTTGAATGTCGTCGTCACCTGGCTGGAGGTGCTCCGCGAGCAGTCGATGGCGCTGGGCGAGGCGCTCGGCGATCGGATACGCGGGCTGCTGGGCACGACGGCGACGGAGACCGAGCGCGTCGGCAAGGCGGCGGAGGGTGCGGCGCCCAAGGTGGGAGACGCGGCGGATGCAGCACGGCGGCTGAACGAGGTCGTCGGCGATACGCCCGAGGTTATGGCGACGGCCAGCGAGGCCGTGCGGGACTTCATCGCGTCGATGGAGGGCGACCTGGAGTTTCGTGGATTGCACTCGCTGGAGCGTCGGCTGGAAGAGATGTGGCGCGCCGGAGAATTCGAGGTCAAGCCGGGATACGTGGATTTCGAGCAGTATGATCGAGCCAGAAAACTGATCGACGAATTGATGGGGCTCGAGCGCGACATGGCCGAATTCGAGCGGCGGACCTCGGAGCATCAAGCGCTGATGGGTCGTGGCGCCAGGCTGACCGAATCGCTGATGACGCCGATGGAGGCCTACGAGGCCAAGCAGGCGGACCTCCGGCGGCTGTTGGAGATGAGCGCGATCGACTGGCAGACATACACCAGGGCGATCGCCGAGGCCCGCGAGGAACTCGAGCGGATGGCCAACCAGGCCGCCACGGCATCGTCGGTCGGGCCGGGGACGCAGGCGTATTTCGAGGCGCTCGACCGGCAGCGGTCCAGGCTCGATCTCGGCAAGCAGCTCCAG